AAGACAGGCGGGCTAACTAGACAGGTAGTTGACCACCGAGACGGAACAGAGAACGGAGTCGCACTTCCTGTCGAATTTAGATCACTAGTAGGGTCTCAGCAAGTTCCGTACATATATGAGGATTATGTTACATGTGAAACGGTTGCAGATGGATTAATGAAAATTTGCACCCTATCAGAAGATGAAAGGATCAAGCTTAGAGGCAAGTGTCTAGACTATGTCAAAGAAAACTTTATGATAGATGATACAGTAGATGAATGGCATAATAGTATGTGCGATCTCATAGATACATGGCAGCAAAGCTATAAGCCTTGGGAATGTTTTACATTTTAGGAAAAATATAGATGAAAAAAGTTATTATTAGAGCACCCCTTCTATCATATAGTGGATATGGAACTCACTCTAGACAGATCTTTAAATGGCTTCTAACTAGAAGAGATTTTGATGTTACAGCTCAAGTGGTCCAGTGGGGAAATACGTCATGGATGATAGATTCAAACCTTGAAGACGGACTAGTAGGCAAAATAATGAGTATGTCCAGACCGAGTTCAGGTCAAATGGATGTATCAGTTCAGGTTCAATTACCAGATGAGTGGGATCCAAATTTAGCAAAGTTTAATATTGGTGTAAGTGCATTTGTTGAAACAGACAGATGTAATCCAGAGTGGCTTAAAAGAATTGATGCAATGGATCTTGTTATAGTTCCAACAGAGCACGTCAGAGATACAATTTTAAGAACAGGAAGTGTATCAACACCTGTAGCAGTTGTCCCAGAGTCTTACATAGAGCAAATTGATGACAACCTAGATGCCCTTCCCATTGATTTAGATACAAGCTTTAATTTTCTAGTACTTGGCCAATTTACCGGAAGTGATCCATACAATGATAGAAAAAATCTTCTTCACACACTAAAGTGGCTTTTTGAGACATTTAGTGATGATCCAGATGTTGGAATAATCATAAAGACAAATCATGGAAGGGGTACAAAGATAGATAGAGAAATAACTAGACAAAAAGTGCAACAGGTTATAAGTGAAATAAGAAAAGGGCCATATCCAAAATTACATTTAATTCACGGAAATCTAACAAACTCTGAAATTGCATCACTTTACAATCTTGAATCGTTAAGATGTCTTGTTAGCCTGACAAGGGGAGAGGGCTTTGGCCTGCCGCTTCTAGAGGCATCTGCAGCAGGAGTGCCCGTTATAGCTACAAATTGGTCTGGTCACCTGGACTTTTTAAATTTAGGAAAATTTATACCAGTTAATTATAACTTGACTACAATTCCAAAAAATAGAGTTGATAATAGAATATTTCTTGATGGATTTAGATGGGCAGATCCAGTTGAAGAAGACTTTAAAAAGAAAGTTAAAAAATTTAGAAATAATTATTCTAAGCCCACTGAGTGGGCTGCTGAGCTGTCCGCCAGATTAAAAGAAACATTTTCCCAGAGAGCAATCAACATGAAGTACGATGCTTTAATTGATAGTGCCTATTGGAGAAATTCTTGACCTGGTTTCTGATATCTCTATCTTCATTTTTATTTCTATTGCTATGCTTTTCTTTATATTATAACTATAAGTTTGGTGTAATACTGTTAAATCTAGAAGATGGAATAGAAAATGCACTAGATGTACTTGATGAAAAATACCTGTCTATATCAAAAATTCTTAATAGACCTGTATTTTTTGATAGTGTGGAAATTAGGCAGGTCATTAGAGATATAAAGGCTTCAAGAGAATCTGTGCTATATGTTGCAAACATTCTTGGGTCAATTGACAAGAATTCAATTGAAGTCATGGACGAAGCCGAGGAAGTCTAATGAAAAAAGCAAAGAAGAAATTTATAAAAATAAGAAGAAAGAGGGGAAAGGGGCCAAGAAATTTATACTTTAATGAGAACACTCATAACGCAATCATTAAATTTCAGGGTCTTGAATGTGATCTTGAAAAAGATAAGCTGTATGTTAAAGATATTTTTCCTGCATTTGATAAGCTTGTTGAGAATTTAATTTTTATTCATGGATTTATGTCAACACACTCATCGTATGAAGATTTAAAGAATGACTGTGTGGTGTTTCTATATGAGACTTTAAATAAATTTGATCACACAAGAGGCACAAAGGCATTTTCTTATTTTAATGTTGTAGCAAAAAACTGGCTCATAATAAAAAGCAAGCAACGAAGCAAGCAGATAAGAAGACAGATAAGCCTAGATGACCCTCTTTCAATAAGCAGAAGAGACATGTCAGCAATAGAGATGTATAAGGTAGTTCCTGCTCAAGATTCTGAAATGATAAAGAGAGAGTCAATTGAGAACTTATTTTCTCTTATGAGTGAGATAAAGGAAAAGCTTTCTGGAGAGAATGAAATTGCATGCATAGATGCAATTATTACACTGTTTGAAAAGATTGATGATATTGATCTTCTTAATAAGCGAGCAATATTTGTGTATTTAAGAGATATATCAAATCTTAATCCAAAGCAACTTTCAATAGCAATGTCATCAATAAGAAAGCACTATAAATCTCTCGTAAAAAATGGCGACTTTGATATATTCTTTTAAAGGGGTTTAAAAATGTCTAAAAAAATATCTGATCTCCAGCAGAGAATTGACAAGAAGAATAAAAAGATAGGTGACTTTGGAGACATCTTAGATGCAATTGAAAGCACAGAAGATAAAAAAAAGCTCTTGTGGAAAGAAATATACGAAAATGCATTAAATGATAGAGAGAATGCCTCTATACTGTTTATGGACCTAATGACACAATCGCAAGGAAGTTCAGCAAATCATGCAACATTTGGGCCAATTATGGCAAAATATCTTGAGAGAATGTCAAAATCCAACGATCAGATACTAAGGCTTGCAGAGATAATAGACAAGGCGGAGTCAAAATCAGAAATGATAAACCCTGACGATATCTTTAATGAAATAGGCGGGTGATATGTCAAGAAGATATGACCCAACAAATCCAAGAGCACTGGGTGGAACAGATGCTGTTGCTAAAAAAATTAGAGTATTTCACTCTGTTGTTGTATCAGATTTTATTAGAAATCCCGCAACTGCTCCTCAAGAATTCCTAAGAGAATTATCAGGCGGTGGCTCTAGGAGAGCTGCAATAAATAGCGAGTTTGCTTCTAGAATGCCTAGAAATTCAATAACAGGCTACAGAGTCTCAGATGGCTCAGGTAAGCTGGACCAGCTTGAGATATTTTACCCTTTCTTTTCACCTCACCTTTGTCTTCCTGTCAAGCCTGGAGAGCAGGTTTGGGTTATATATGAGACAGTAAATGGATCTGAGACTCTAGGATATTGGATAACAAGAAAATGTGTTGATCATCAAGTTGATGATATCAATTACACACATGCTGACAGAATGACCATGTATCGACATGAAGGCTCAAGCGGAGCAGGTCAGGGAATTCCAGGGGCTGTGGGTGCAATAGCATCAATAGCATCTCAGATACCTGAAATAATGTCTCTCGGTGGTGAATATTTAAGTGCTGCAGAAAGCATGGGCATGCCAGGGTCCACAAAGCCCATGTTTCCAAATGGAAACCCATTCGATCCAAATGGAAGAACTCTTCCACAGGGAAAATACGAGGAAATAGTTTTAAATTCTGTTGCTTTTGGAAGGGGCGGCTTTCTAAATCAATTCATAGGTGAGCCTGTTCCTAGAATAAGTAAAAATGTAGGAGACCTTGTGCTCCAAGGATCAAATAATGCAAGCATAGTCCTTGGTGCAGAACTCAAGCCTGATTCTGCCGTTACAAGCACAAGCTTTCCTAGATCAATGACTGAGTCAGGAAGAGGCTCGATTGACATATGTGTGGGAAGGGGCCAGACAAGCTACTCAGCTGCCGGATTTTATCCGACAGGAGTTGAAAATGAAAGGGGTTACTATGAGTCAGCAAAGCGCCCAAGTAGAGAAATTTCACCTGATGACTTTGCTTTTGCAAATGAGAATTCTGCAGAGGGAGGAGTTGATCAAGAAAACGATCTATCTAGAATTTATTTAGCGATGAAGACAGATGCAGATGAGCATTTTTCAATAGATATTGAGAACATTGATCAAAGCGAAGGCGGGAAGCCTGCAATAGTTCTTAAATCAACACAGCTCAGGCTTGTAGCAAGAGAGGATCTTAAGATAGTAATCGGAGACGCTGAAACAGGATCTGCTGTTGTTTTAAAGTCTGATGGAAATATAGTCTTTGTTCCAGGCAAAGAGGGCGTAATTAAGCTAGGAGGTGATGATGCTGATAAGGCTATTCTCACAGCAGTCTCTACAACAACAGTAAATACGACTGGTCAAATATCTCTAGCTTCACCCGTCACTACAATTGCAGGTGGGATCTTAGGAAAGGACGAAGAATCTGCTACACTTCTTAATGAGAGCACATTTGCAACAAAGGTCTTGGTAAAGTAATGGCCAACTCTCTTGAGCCAGAAGTTCTGATGGAAGACAGTTCAGGAAATCTTTCACTTCCTGAAACTGAATTGGAAAGCTTTAGACTTGATGCAATTAATATATTAAGAACAGGTACAATTACTCCCGGATACATTCCTACAACAATTTTAAATCAAGTTGATGTAGGTGCGGCAGTTTTACCATTTGGCCCACAGCCATCTTCGGCTTCACAGCTTGACAGGATGATGGACGCCGATCCGCAGGCACTCTCAGCCTTCGATAACGGGCTTTCGAATGCCCTTAACTCAGCTGCACAATTCTTAAATGTCTCTATTGACTCTCCAATTGCAAAGACTATGGTGCCCCCATTTATTGATCCCACTATTGTCGTTTCAAAGGTCAGGACAGCTGTGAAAGAAGTTGTTACTCAGGTGAGTGATGCTGTAGAGTCTTTGCTCGAGCCTGTACTGGATGCACGTGACGAGGATGGCAATCGCTTAGTTGGTGATGAAACATATCAGGAGCTAGTTGACTCTGTCAGTTTTGAAGTTAGAGATCTTACACTTGAAGAAGTTCTACTGGCTTTACCAGAAGCTACACTTAGACTTGCAACACTCCTGGTAGCACCCATTGCGGAAAATATTAATGCTCTTTTAGAGGTATTTGGGATTCCTGGATTGGGTGATATTATAGACGGAATCAGACAGATAGTTCAAACCATTCAAGATATAATAATCCCACTCCTGATGAGTTGGGATGGCGAATTAAGACAGCTTCTTCGAGAAAAGCTTGAAGAGCTTATAACAAGGATCACTGATACGATTAAGACAGAATTGCAAGATGCTGTAATTGCTGCAATTGAGGCAATACTTGGAATCCCAATATCAGAACTCCCTCAACTTCCTTCATTTATAATTGGCTTACCTGATTTTTCAATTAATTTTTTTCCAAATCTTGAATTACCGATATCGCTAGGTGATTTTTTAAATTTTCCTCAAAATATATTAACTGAGATACTTGCACTATTTGATGCAATTAAAGAGTTTTTTACTGTAACACTATGGACACCAGAATTTTTAGCAAATCTTCTTGCAGCGCTAGCGCGAGGCCTAATCGGCCTCTTAGAATTTGTAGTTGATATTGTAATTACTATTATTAAAGCTGCATTTTCTATTACAGCAAATGCACTATTTAAAGCAGCATGTCTTGTAGCACTTGTTGTAAGGCTGGTTAAGTATATGTGTATATCGATAGTTGGATATGTAATAGGTGATGGAATGATTTTTTCATCAATTAAAGCTTCTATTCTTGCAGGATAGTTTTTAAAAAAAAGATTGTGAATGAAAGCTATATAAAATATTTCTTACATATATTCTTTTATTTATTCTCTATCAGTATAAATTTGCAATCATGATTACTTATCCTCTGGTATATTTAGTCTTAAGGATGAAATAAATTGGGCACTAGAAGCTTTAAAAGCGTTGGCGATACTCTCTCTGACAAGAAGTATAATAGAGAACTTGACACACCTCCTGTCGGAATAAAGACACCTTTGAGAAGAGGCTATGGAAGATCTGGAATATTTGATATGCATTTCAACATCAGAGATCAAATTTCAGATAATTTAAAAAATTTACTATTGACAAATCACGGTGAAAGGTTGGGTCTTTATGATTTTGGTGCAAACCTTAGACCTCTCACGACCGAGCTGCACTCACAAGAAGACTTCGATGGTGAGGCAATGTCAAGAATCAGAGATGCAGTTTCAAAATATATGCCATTTATAAATCTAGATTCTTTTGAATCATCTTTTAAGCAACCTCCAGATAGTGAATCTGTAGCACAGATAACCATAAGAATATTATATAGCGTCCCTCAGCTTCAGGTAGACAATGCCGGAATAGAGGTTATTTTATATTGTATAGGATAGAAAAGTGACAATTAATTCAAAATTAAAAAAGGATCAACTTAGATCTTATCTCAATAAGGATTTTGATAGCTTTAGAGCTGACTTATTGTTATACGCAAAGACATTCTTTCCAGATCAAATTCAAGATTTCTCTGAAGCAAGTCTAGGCGGGCTTCTTCTTGATATGACTGCATACGTTGGAGATGTTATGTCATATTATCTAGATCATCAATTTAATGAGCTAAACATAGAGACAGCAACTGAATCAGGAAATATAGAAAAAATACTTAAGTCATCGGGCGTCCCAGTAATGGGTGTATCACCTGCTTCTGCAAATGTTGACTTTTATGTTAGAGTAGATGCAGACACAACCGACACAACGCTTCCAGTTCACAACTATCTTCCCAAGATAGATGAGGGAACAACCCTAATAGCTTCAAACGGTGTAACTTTTACACTTACAGAGACACTAGACTTTTCTAAAAAAGATGATGATGGAAATTACATGTTTCAGCAAATTACTCCATCGTCATCAACGTTTGCAAATACATTTATTCTAAAAATGACAGGGCAGTGTGTGTCTGGAAAGACAAGGACAGAAAATATACCAATACCAAATCAGTTTGTTCCATTTAGAAGGGTGACTATTTCAAATCCAGGCGTGACAGAAATTATATCAGTTAGAGATAGTGAGGGAAATGAATATTATGAAGTAGGATCACTTGTTCAAAATACTGTGTACAAAAGAGTTTCAAATGTATCTTTAGACTATGATGAAGTTCCAGAAAATTTAGAAGTAATTCCTGCACCGTTTAGATTTGTTGTAGAAAATAGTATTGTAAATAATACTACTAAGCTCTTATTTGGGTCTGGACAGGCTGATTCACTAGATGATGATATAATTCCTGACCCAAGTGAGCTTTCATTACCGCTGTACGGAAAGAAGACACTATCTAGATTTTCTATAGATCCAAATAATTTAATTAAAACAAAGAGCCTTGGTATATCTCCAATAAATACTACAATTTCTATTAAGTACAGATATGGTGGCGGACTGTCTCACAATGCACCTCCGGGATCAATAAACGGAATATCTACACTTTTAACAACTTTCAATTCTGCTGTGCCAAAGTCAAAAATTTCTTCTATACGTGCATCAATAGATGTTATAAATCCAGAGTCAGCAAGAGGTGGAGAAAATGCACCATCACTAGAAGATCTGAAGCGACTCGTTGTCTCTGCTAGAAACTCTCAGTCAAGAATAGTAACAAAGGATGATTTGCTTTCTCATATCTACATGATGCCTTCAAGATTTGGAAGGGTCTTTAGGGCAGGTGTAAGATCCAATCCTGAAAATCCGCTTTCAACAAGACTGTATATCGTAAGTAGAACTAGAAAAGGCCTACTTTCAACATCTCCTGATTCACTAAAAGATAACCTGGCTTTATTTTTAAATCAGAATAGACTGATATCTGATGCAATTGATATTTTAGATTCACCAATTGTAAATATAGGCGTGAAATATTCAATAGTTACAGATGCCACCTCTAATAAGAGCACAGTCGTCCAGATAATAAATTCAAAAATTAAGACTTACTTTAATGTCCTTAATTTTCAAATAGATCAGCCGATATTCTTAACAGAAATTCAAAATATTATCATTAATACAGATGGTGTAATTTCACTTTCTGAACTAGAGTTAATAAATTTATCAGGCACGTCTAGTGGAAGAGTCTACAGTGATGTTATTTATAGCATAGGATCAGCAACACTTAAGGGAATTGTATCTCCACCTCATGGGGGTATTTTTGAATTAAAATTTCCTAACGATGACATAATTGGTGTGGGAGAGTGATATAGATGTATCGAATATTAACTGCAAGCAAAGACACTTATATTACAAATAAGATTATCAATAGTGACATAAGAGCAACAGATGCAAATGTTGGAAAGGCAGGAACATTAGACTTATTTAAGCTGTACGCTGAGACAACTTCAGGATCAGATACATCTCCCACAGAGCTATCTAGAATTCTTATAAAATTTGACCTTGATCCACTTAGATCAATTACAGGATCCTTTCTAGATCCAAGTCACTCATCATTTAAATGCTTCTTAAATCTAACAGATGTCTATGGCGGACAAACCACACCCTCAAACTTTAGAGTATTAGTGGCACCGCTTTCTAAATCATTTGACGAAGGTGTGGGAAGAGATATAGTTTCCTTTTCTGATCTTGATTCATGTAACTTTATTACAGCATCTGTTTCAGGTGAAACTCCCACACTTTGGACATTTACTGGATCAAATAAGCAAGGTCTATTAGGCAGTGCTGACCTTGACATAGTAACAAGTGGAAATTTAAACGATGGAAATGGAGTAGCATTTCTTTGGAAGGATCAGCTATTTGAATCAGGAGGAGAAGATCTAAATGTTGATGTAACTACAATCGTCTCTGGGGCACTTGCAGGGTTAATCCCAGATCACGGCTTCAGAGTGTCTTTTTCAGGAACAATGGAGACCGATACAAAAACTAGATTTGTTAAAAGATTTGGATCAAGGCATGCAGTAAACATTGAAAATAGGCCAAAAATAGTAGTTCACTATAATGATAGGCAGGAAGATCATCATAAGAATTTCTTTTTTAACCTTACAGGATCTATATTTTTAAATAACTTTCATAGAAATAAACCATCTTATATTTTAGACGGAAGAACTGGAAATGAGATAAAGGGTGACAACTGTGTAGTCCTAAGAATAGAGTCGGGATCACAAGATAGGGGAACATTCTTTACACATTCTGTTACAGCATCTCAGCACAAAATTGGAAAATCACATATTACAGGTGTATACTCTGCAACATTTGCAATCGGAGAATTTCACACAGGAACTTTAAGAAGTGAGATTGTTAACGCAGCATCTGCAACATTTTCAACTTACTGGGGATCAACAGACTATAAGGTTGGCTTTCACACAGGTTCACTTGTTATAAATACAGTAAAGCGAACAAGCTTTGATAACGTCCCTGATAAACTATTTTTAAATGTTACAAATCTAAAATCAAGTTATAGATCATTCGAAAAAGTCAGACTTAGAGTGTTTGTTGAAAATCTTGGAAAGGAAGTGGTATTTAAGAAAAAGCCTCTAGAGTCGACAAGCGAAGTATATACACAAATGTACTATAGTGTTAGAGATAGCTTAAATGGAAAAGTTATAATTCCATTTGATACAGCGTACAACGGAACACTTTTATCAACAGATTCTGATGGTATGTTTTTTGACTTTTATATGGACTCCTTATACCCTGGAAGAGTTTACTCTTTTGATTTTCTAATAAAAGATTTTGGAGCTGACAGAGTTTTCTCAAGTGTGGGTAGTAACTTCCGTGTGGATGAGTAATGTCAAAAGATAGAGTAATTAGTCAAAATAAGCCTAGACTGTTTAAGCCCTCTACAATTAGGGGAATACAATATCACGGTGGCGGAGCTACAAAGGAGATGTCTTTAAGCGAAGTCGTTGGCACAAATCTAGGAAGCACTTCATCTTTTAAGTATGATTCTCCGGGATCTGGATTAAAATCAACACAACAGTTGAATGTTGATTGGGAATATTTTGAGAATCACACGTTTTTTAACTCTGCAGTTTCAAAAGTAAATGTAGCATTTGATAGAATTATTAATGAATTTCCCTTTGATGGATCTGGCCAAGAGGTAGAGCAATATTTAGACTCCCTAACAGGATATGAGAAATATATCTTAGATCAGTTCCCCAAAAGCGTGGGCTATCTAAACTTTTCAGGATCTGGTGATTCAGTCGATCCTGACAATGGACTATACATAAAAGTAAAAGATTCTGCCGGAAGCTTATTTCCAGAATTTTCTACTTTAAATACTGGTGAACCTGTCCTTGATCCGACAACAGGATCTTTTTCAATAGAGCTTCAGCTATTAAGTGCTGACATTGCAAATCAGGAGCAGATTATATGTCAGAGAATATCTGATAGAAACCACGGTTTTGCACTAATGCTATCAGGAACAACTTCAACATCAGATGTTCCTATTATGTTTTCCGTAGTATCCGGTACTACTTCTATGATAGCTTCAGGTACAATTGCAAAGGGTTCATTTGAGCACATTTGTGCTGTTTGCGATAGAACAGAGGGGGTAGGAAAGCTTAGGCTATATGTCAACGAATCACTTGTTGGTGAATCAGATGGAGAAACTGAAACAGGCAAGCTTGGATTTACATCTGACAGCTTTTTCACAATAGGATCAGGTTCAATTATACATCTGAGCGGAACAAATTCAGAAAGTGAATCTTCAGAAAGGACATTTACACCTTTACAGACGCTATCAGGATCGATTGATGAGTTTAGATTTTTTCATAGTGCAAGATCTATAGAAGATCAAAAAGAATATGCAAAGAAATCTATTTTTTCAACTCACGATCTAAAGCTTTATTTTAAATTTAATGAACCAAGTGGTTCAACGGGTATCAATGACGTTGTCTTAGATGGCTCTGGTAAGTCACTTCACACAAGAATATCCAACTACCATGGTGCAGCTGCCGACATAGCTCTAAGGGGCACATCCTCATTCTACGGATCTGTTATCAAGCCTCCCATGACTGAAGAAGTGTTGGATTTGTCACCCGTTCTTTTTCCAAAGTTTGACAAAGTCACAGATCTAAATGCAAGGCTTCTAACATCAGCAAGCATGTATGATAGTGACAATCCAAACTTAATAACAAAGCTGATACCAAGCCACTATCTAGAAGAAGGTCAAGAGTTTTATGGCTTTTCAACAATAGATGGAACAATATCAGAAAACTATTCAGGTTCATNAATTCCAGGAACTGGAGATCTTGGATCTTCACAGCTCTTATCTGCGCTTTTATTTGTATATGCAAAGCAATTTGACGAAATTAAGATGTTTATTGATGAATTTTCAAGCATAACACGAGTTGATTACGACGCATCAGATTCTGTATCTGATGGATTTCTTCATTTTGCAGCAAAACATCTTGGAATAGAACTTCCAAATATATTTTCAAATGCTGATATCTTTCAGTATGTAGATGGAAACAATCTTAGAATAGATTCGTCGATCTCTGTAGAGTCTCTTTCATATGTGCAAAATCAAATTTGGAGAAGAATTTTAACAAATATGAAAGATATCACAATGTCAAGAGGGACAATTCACAGTGTAAAGGGACTGATTAGGTCAATGGGAATTGAGCCTGACAACATTCTAAGGATAAGAGAGTTTGGAGGACCTACAAGAAAGTCTCTAAGACACCTCAGAGTTAAAAAATCAGAAGTCTCAACACTTATCAACTTTTCAGGATCACTAGCAACAGTTGATATTCCTGAGTACACACTAAACTACCAGGGATTTTCCACAGGATCAGCTCAGAAGCCTAGAATAATGTCACCATATTTAAGCTCCAGTAGGTTCGAGGTAGGATATCCAAAAGTTCAAGGAAGCATGATCTTTAAGCATCCTGAACATTCATCAAGGCCATCTGTGACATCGTCGATGTCACTCTTTAACCATAACGTCCACGGAATCTCAAACAATAAAGATGATGGCTTATTTACATCCGGCTCATGGACATATGAAGCAATTTATCAAATTCCCAAGAATATATTAACAGGATCTCACTTTCCAACACAGAGCCTTGCACGAATTCATGTAACAGGTTCTACTTACCCAGTAGTTCTTGCTAAAGAGCCAGATAGGCATGGTGTTGTATTCAATCTAGTAACAACTTCAGGCTCTAATGCAGTAACGCTGTTTGGTCGACCATCGTGGTCCACAGCCGCCCCCGTCATTAGGCTTCATCTTACAGGTGCTAATATTTTTGACGGAAATATGTGGAACATAGCATTTGGAAGATATAGAAGTGATGATATCGCAACGGGAAGTGTGGGGTCTATTAGTTCATCTTACTTTCTCAGGTGTGCAAGAAACTCTATCGGAGAGATCAAAGAGTACTTTTCGACATCTAGTAATCATCTTCCATTTACGGCGACGAACTCACTTCAGAAAATAGATGCCGCATTAAACGCATCTGGTGCATTTGCAATAATAGGATCACAAAGCTTATATACAGGCGGGGATAGATACCTAAACTCTGTTTCAAGCCTTCCAGCTGATGAGTGGAAGTCTGCAAGGACCACTCACTTTTCTGGAAAAGTTGGCCACATTAGGTTCTGGTCAAAGGGAGTAAGTGAGACAGAGTTTAAAGAGCACACAAGAAACTTTAAATCACTTGGGTCTGATGACCCAATTAAGAACTTTAACTTTGATAATGTTCCCACAGGTGCCTGGGGAAGACTAAGGCTTGATGCAACGACAGATCAGTCTGTTACTGATTCAAGCGGTCTAGGCACAGTAGACATCATAGACTTCTCACAAAGTGAAGTCTATGGAAAGACAACTAGACCTTGGAATATATTCTCACCAGAGGCAGCCAGCTTCTCTGGTGCAGGCACTAGGGGCGATGAGTCTAGATATTTCAATATGTCTGGATCTGGATTTGAAGAAAGCAAGCGGGTCATAGTTCCTGAGAATTTCTATTATAGCTATTTATCACCTAGATTTGATATGTTTGAGACTGATGAAAAGGTCCGTGTTAGAAGCTACCTAGACAAATCACGTGTTGATCAGAGTGAATATGCATACCATGCCCCCATGTATGATATTCCAAGTGCAGACCTTCCAAATGACGATGTGAGATTTGCAGTCGACTTCTCACTCGTTCAGGCACTAAATGAGGACATTATGACAATGTTTTCATCTCTTGATTTCTTTGATAATGCACTTGGTAATCCAAACCTGATGTTTGGTGAAACGTATCCCGATCTTGATCAATTGAGAAAGGTTTATTTTAACAGGCTTATAGATAAGATTAACTTTAAGCAATTTTTTGAATTTTTTAAATGGTTTGATTCAATACTGGGTGTCATGATTGAGCAATTAATTCCTAAGAAGACAAATTTTAATGGTGTAAATTTTGTAATTGAGTCACACACACTGGAGCGGCATAGAATGAGGTACCTATCAGATCAGATATATCTTAAGCTTTCTGAAAGGGAAAAAGATTTTTCAGATCTGCCCAAGGACTTCGGCACGTCTTCCAGCACCGACCTCGGCTTCGGTACAGATGTTTAGCAAAGTGATATTATAATGACAATTAGTCCATTTAAAGATAGGTTTGAAAAATCTTCAGCATTGACTGGGTCAGCTACAAGTGCAATTGCACCATCTGTGGGTGTTAGCTCATCATTCTCACTTGTCAACCATGCATCAGGAGGGATGACCACAAAAGACATTGATAGATTTAGGCAGGGAACAAGTGTAGTGTCTAGAAGGTATCTTAGAAGAAACTCACCTACGACTGTGGACACTACAAGGGGTGTCGGTGTTATTGGATCTCTTCCAATTTTAACATCAAATGGATATGATGGGGAAAGATTTGATGAAATTCATGCAATAGAAGTTAGAGACTTTGGGCAACCCAAGCTCTTTAAAGATAATGAGCCATTTGAAGATATTGCCACAATGAATATAAGCACAAAAATATCTTCAAATATAACGTCTGCATATGGTGGTGCAATAGACTACATCAATGATGTCGGTCAACAACAATACCCCGTTATTCTATCTAATGTCTCTATGAAATATCCAGACCAGATGGACGGTGTAATAGAGCCTTTTGCCATAAGAGAAGTTATAAGCAATAGATCTGCAGAAACACCTTTTGTTGCACATAGGGTCCGTGCCCATATTATGGATGGAAATATTGAATCAACATACGGATCAGATACAATTACACAGATTGTCTCAGTAACGGGATCTCAGGAAGTTGATCCATTTATAGATGCAGCTGAGGTTGCAATGGCAAATAGCAGTTATACATTATTTGCACCGGGCTTTACATCAGATATAGAAAGACTGTCACCCCCTTTTCTTGATAGGGGTTCACCTGGTGCAGAGGGAAAAGAGAGGTTTTGCATGGTCTTGGTGGGAACAGCATCATCAAGGGACGTTGGCCTAGTTGACTCTCATCACAAGGCTGCAGGATCAGGATTTAGTTATGAAAATAATCCCGAGGGTACAGACTCTATAGCATTTGGCGGATTGAAAAGATGAGTGACAATAGACAACTAGGAGACTTTAACAGGCCAGTCGAAAGGGTCAGAGAGTATCCGGACTTAAGATTAAATTTTTCTACACTAGGCGTGGGAAGGTCTGCGGGAGGAAGACAGGGAAAGACAAACCTTGAGTACAAACTAGGGGGATATCTTGCCGGATGGTGGGACTTTAGAAAGCCAGGAGGAACACCAACAGCTGTCAAC